CTTGTCTGATAAATATTACGTCGGTGGCGACATTACGAGTTTTTCCGACAACGGCAAGTATAAGCCTATTTCCCGTGTGACGTTGCTTGTGGATGATGAAAACAGCCTGACGGCGGGCGATGATACCGGCATGGAAGTTATTGCAAGTTGCCCTCACGCCACGCAGCCAATGGTAAGCGCGTTACTGCAAACCATGAAAGGCTACCAGTATCAGGCGTACGAAGCAGGCGCGGCAAACATCGATCCGGCGGCAGAGCTGGGCGACGGCGTGACGGTTGGGGGCATTTATTCGCCGCTTTCTAAACTCTCTGATGATGGGCGCGGATACGCGGGTATTTCTTCCCCCGGGGAAGCAGAGATGGAAGACGAATACCCAGCTGAGGGGTACATCACACAAGAGTTCAATCGCAAGATTGCCGAAACACGCTCGACTATCACCAAGACCAGCGAGGAGATCATGCTCAAGGTCAAGGGCGTTGATGGGCGCGTGACGTCGCTGTCGACGTCCATTGACGGCATTGAGGCCAATATTTCGAGCCTCAACGGCAGCATTACCAACATCAAGGCCGATATCAACGGCTTGCGCACGACTGTCTCGGACAAGATCGACGGCAGCACAGCACAGAGCATGATCGACCAGAGCATTGACAAGATCACGCTGAGCGTATCGAGCAGCAGCAGCGGTACGACGTTCAAAATTCTCAGTAATGGTGTTGTCGTTGATTCGACCGGTTCGATCGACTTGCACGTTGACGCCGTCAACATTGACGGCACGCTGACGGCAAGCGAGATCGAGGGCGACACGATCACGGTGCGCAACGACAACGGACGGCGCTGCGGTTACATCTATACCGAGTACGCCAGCACGGCGGACTACAAAATGACGCTCGAGAGCAAGGCTATGGAGTTGAACGCGACGAGCGGAAACCTGTATCTGTCGGGGAATAACGGAAGATCAGCGCTCAATTTCGACTACGACTTCATCGATTGCCGCGGCGATTTCGCCCCGAATGCAGATAACCGGTACAATCTTGGCGCACCAAATTTTGTTTGGAGCACGATCTATTGCAGCACGAACGAGTTGAACGGGTCCGACCGGAACATCAAGAACAGCATTGAGGCGCTGCCGGTGAAGTACGTGCGCATGTTTGAGCTCGTCGAGCCGAAGCGCTACAAGCTGAACAGCGGCACGAGCGGACGCTATCACACAGGCTTCATCGCGCAGGAGGTAGAGGACGCCATGCGCGCGTGCGGCATTGATTCGCAGGAATTCGCGGGCTGGGCGGCGGCCAAGCTTGATGACGGCAGCGAGACCTATTTTCTGCGGTACGGTGAGTTTATCCCAATTCTGTGGGCCAAGGTGCGCGAGCAGGAAGCGCGGATTAGAAGATTGGAGGCATCGGCATGAAAGAAGCAATGGAACTTTTGAGCAACGCGTTTGACACGCTGAATAACACGTTGGTTTTGGGCTCGGAGGCGGGCAAGATCAGCGTCGTCAAGGCGCAGATTCAAAAGGCTTATGAGATTTTACATCGCGAGGCGGAAGAGCAGGAGAAAGACAAGCGCGAGCTTGTCGCGCTGAAATATCAGCTTGAGGATGCAAAAAAGAAAGCAAAAAAAGTAAAGGACGGCGAAGCCGAAACCGCGAAAGCGCCCGAAGAAAGCGAGGCAACCGATGGCTGATAAAGCAATTTCCGACCTCACGCAAGCGTTACAGATCACTAACGAAGACCAGTTTGTGCTTGAGCAGGGCGGCGAGGCGAAGATGCTGAAAGGCGAAACGCTGCTGAAGTTTGTCACGCTGAGCGTTGTATCGGTCACGGTGACAACGCTGCCCGCAGGAAGCTCAGCAACGGCGACTTACGACAAGTCGACTGGTACGCTGGCACTTGGCATTCCGCAGGGTAGCAAGGGCGATACCGGCGCGACAGGTGCGACTGGCCCTACAAACGTGCTGACGATTGGCTCGGTCACGTCCGGCAAGGTGGCGAGCGCGACCATTACCGGAGAAGCCCCGAATCAGGTGCTCAACCTTGTACTCGAAAAGGGTGAACAGGGTGAACAGGGTAAGCAGGGTATTCAGGGTGAACAGGGTAAGCAGGGTATTCAGGGTGAAATTGGTCCACAGGGCAATCCCGGCGCAGATGCTCCCACGATTACTGGCATCACCATCCGGCAGAGCGACTATCACCTTATCGTGACGCTGTCGGACGGCACGAGCTATGACGCGGGCTATTGCCGAGGCGCTTCCGGCGCTGGTACGGGTGACATGCTGGCGTCTGTGTATGACCCTAACAACAAGCATCAGGACATCTTTGCATATGTTGACAATGCTATCAAAGACGTCAAGGTGACTACTGACGCAACGCCTACGCAGGGCAGCACCAATCCTGTGCAGTCTGGCGGCGTGTACTCGGCGCTTGCCAATAAGCTGGGCAAGACCGGCGATGGCAGCAACGTCACGGCGGCGTTCACTGTGGCAACCACCCGCGCAAACGTTGCAACGGGCGAAAAGCTCTCCGTGCTGTGCGGCAAGATTGCAAAGTGGTTCGCAGACCTCGGCAGTCTGGCATTTAAGAGTACGGTCGCAAAATCCGACCTTGCAAGCGACGTGCAGACGAGTTTGGGCAAGGCGGACAGCGCTTTGCAGAGCTACACAGAGACCGACCCGACCGTGCCCGAATGGGCAAAGGCGGCGGCCAAACCGAGTTACACGGCCTCTGAGGTAGGCGCGCTCCCAAACACAACGGTCATTCCGTCCGTCCCCTCCACCACCTCCCTCCTCAAGGGCAACGGCTCGGGCGGCATCGTGGCGGCGACGCGTGGAAGCGACTATATCGCAAGCGGCAACATTGTCAAGCAGACGCTGGTTGCATCGGAGAGCACGCCCACCGAGAACTTCGCGATCAACTGGGTGTACGGCTAAGGAGGTGCTGAGATGGCAAATGCACAACTCGGCAGTAAGGCCGTCGGCAGTATCGTCAAGCTGAAAGTCGGCGGTGCAGCGAAAGAGTTCATCGTCGTCCATCAGGGAAAACCGAGCAGCATCTATGACGAATCCTGCAAGGGCACTTGGCTGCTGATGAAGGATATCTACGAGAACCGAAAGTGGCATAGCTCCAACGTCAACAAGTACGAAAGCAGCGACATCTACACCTACCTGAACAACACGTTCCTGAACCTGTTCGACAACAACATTCGCGATGTTATCAAGCAGGTGAAGATCCCGTACCGTAAGAACGGCGGTTCTGACGGCACTGACCAGAGCGGTGCGAACGGTCTGTCCTGCAAGGTGTTTCTGTTGTCCGGTTACGAAGTCGGCTTCACGACCAGCAACAACAGATACTTCCCGATTGACGGTGCAAAGCTGGACTACTTTGAGTCTGGGAACGGCACGTCCGCCAACAACAAGCGTATTGCGAAGCTGAACGGCTCGAGCACCTACTGGTGGTTCCGCTCCCCGTACACCGGAACCACCCTCAGCGTGTGGCGCGCCTACCCCCACGGCGACTACGGCTACAACGACGCATCCTACTCGTACGGCATCCGCCCCGCCTTGGTGCTCCCGCAAGACATGGAAGTCGACAGCTCGGGAAATGTCACGCCGCCCCCACCGCCCGCTACGCACAAGACCCTCGTCAACGGCACGGCCTACACTGTCAAGAGCGGTAAGTGCATGGTGGGCGGCACTGTGTACAACATTCTCAAGGGCAGGACGCTTATCGACGGGACAGGGTATGACATCACGTTTGCGCCGTCCTACAACCCGGTCTTTGCCAACAACACATGGGAGCAGATCATTGCGGCGTGCCATAATAACGAGGTGCCGGACACGTGGAAGGCGGCAGACCATAAGCCCATGACCATCGGCGGCGTGGACTACCAGATCGACATCATCGGCAAGAACCACGACGACTATTCAGACGGCTCGGGCAAGGCTCCGCTGACGTTCCAACTGCATGACTGCTATAAACTAAAGAAGGCAATGCACAATACTACTACCAACTCAAAAGGCTGGTCCAGGTGTGACATGCGGGAAACAAACCTACCTATCATTTTGAAACAGATGCCAACGGAGGTACAGAGCGGCATCCGAGAAGTGAACAAGCTAACCTCGGAAAGCCGTACCATCGTCACTACGGCAGATAAGCTATTCTTACTGAGTGAGATTGAGATTTTTGGTAGTGATAAGAATTCCGGCAAAGGCGAGGGCACGCAGTACAACTACTACAGAGCTGGCAACAGCAAGGTGAAGAACTACATCGATAGCGCGATCGAGTGGTGGGAGCGTTCTCCGTATAACGGTAATACAAGATTTTACTGTTGTGTTAATTATGAAGGCGCATCCATATCCAGGAGTGCAAACGTTGTTTCTGGCGTGCCCTTTGCTTTCTGCTTTTAATTTACAAGGAGGATTTACCCTATGGCAACTTACATCAAAGTCAACAACACCGAATATCCCGCAGAGATCAACGGCAACCCCAAAGACCGCTCGTGGGGCGAGCGCGACACCAAAACCATCACGCTCACTATGTCCCACGACGCCGTGGCGGCGCTGCTGCCCGACAACACCCCGTGGAGCATCGTCCAGCGCGACATGGTGGACGTGCTGGACGAGCAGGGCCAGCCCACTGGCGAGACAAAAGAGGTCGTCAACGAGTACGACAACAGCGAGTACAGTCTCGCGGGTGACATCACTGACCACCGTAATGGCACCGTATCTATCAAGATGGGCAAGCCTACGGAGACGGAGAACGCTGTCGGCGCGGTGGTCGCCCTCGCAGGTGAGGTCGTGACCATGGCGCGCGCCGCAGAGCTGCGACCGGTCATCGAGCAGGCCAGCGCGTCGCTCTCTGACGGCGAGGCGGCGAAGTCGCCCGAGCTGTTCCCGCGCTGGGCGGATCACATCGGCGAGACCGTCAAGCCCGGCGACCGCCGCAGCGATACGGACGAAAGCGGCGTGCTGCACGTCTACAAAGTCCGCGAGGGGCAGGGCCACACGACACAAGCGGACTGGCCCCCGCACCTGACACCCGCGCTGTGGGTCGTGGTCGACGTTACCCACGCGGGTACGCAGGACGACCCCATCCCCGCCGCGCGCGGCATGGAGTACACCTATGGCCTGTACTACCTCGACAGCGAGGACGGCAAGACCTACAAGTGCGAGCGCGTCGGCGAGGCGGACGGCGGCAAGATCGTCTTGCAGTATTTGCCGCATGAGCTGGTGGGGAATTATTTCACGGCGGTCTAAGGCCGCAGAAAGGGAGCGGGATATGGATAATGCAAAGCACTACGATGATGCGGCGATCGCGCTGATCGAAAGCCGATGCAAGAGCAATACGCATCGAATCAACGAGTTGCAGGAGCATCAAACGGCACTTGACAGGCTGGCAACGTCTGTCGAAGTGCTGGCGACCAAGCAGGAAACCGTCGAGGGAGACGTCAAAGAGATCAAAGAGGACGTGAAAGCCATCACGGGCAAGGCAGGGAAACGCTGGGACAGTCTGGTAGACAAGGCTCTCGCGGCGCTGGCGGGCGCGTTTATCGCGTGGCTGCTGAGTGGGGCGGTCGGATGAAGCGCCTTATCAAAAAGGCATCGAAATTGCGAACGAGGAACATCATTTTGATTATCGTTGGCATTTTTATCGCCGCTTTTGTGATCTACACGGTCATCTTTTACAGCATTAAGGGGTGGCAGTGGGACAACATCTTCCCGTACCTGCTGGGTACGGGAGGAATCATCGAAGCCTTTACTGGGCTTCTGACACTGGTAGAAATTATCGTTGGACGGAAACGAAAGGAGAACAACAATGAAATTTGAAATGAGTAACAAGGTGTACGATGTGCTCAAGTGGCTCGTGCTCATCGTACTGCCCGCCTGCTCCGGCCTCTACGCCGCCCTCGCGGGTGTGTGGGGGTGGGGCTACACCGAGCAGGTGACGACCACCATCAGCGCCGTGGCGCTGTTTATCGGCGCGCTCATCGGCGTGTCGACGTCCAGCTACAACAAAAACAAGGACGAGGACGGCAAGGGTGACAGCGATGTATCACAGTAGGGACATTGCTGACCTGCGGGCGGACGTGCGCGCAAACTGTGTCATTTTTCTCGCCCTCTGCAAGGAGGCGGGGCTTCCGGTTCTCGTGACGGAGACAGTACGAGACGACGAGTACCAGCGCTATCTTGCCGAGAACGGCTACGCGGCAAAGTCCGCGACGCGCCCGACGTTCCACGGTGTCAAGGCTGGGCTGGCGTTCGACATCTGCAAAAACGTCAAGGGGCATGAGTACGACGATCCGTCGTTCTTCGCCCGCTGCGGGCAGATCGGCAAGCAGGTCGGCTTTTCGTGGGGCGGCGACTGGAAGAAATTCCCCGACCGCCCGCATTTCCAGTGGGACGACCACCTCAAGTACACAGGGAGCATGATTTTGGCGGGCAAGTACCCGCCGGAAATGGAGGAGTACATGGATCAGGCAACGTTTAACAAGATGATGGATGCCTATTTGGCACAGCTCGGCACCAAGCCCGTCTCTTCGTGGGCGGCGAAAGACTGGGCGGCGGCAAAAGCGGCGGGCATCACGGACGGCAGCGCGCCGCAGAGACTTATCACGCGGCAGGAAGTCGTGACAATGATCCAGAGAGCGACAAAATAACGGTGCCCGATTTGGGCACAGAAAGGAGCGGGCGGCGAAAGCCCACGCGCAAGCGCCTCTGCAAGCCCTACACGGGCATGGACAGTCAGCACAGGTCAATCCGCGCGCAATTATCCTCTATGGCCCCCAAGCGGGCCGTGGCGTATATCTTATCCTTCGAGCTGCCAGCTGACGAGGCGGCGTGTATCATTGAGTGCGACGTGCGGCAGAAAAGCTGCGTGCAGGTGGCAATGGAGCAAAGCCTATCTGTTGACGCAGTGAAGAAATACCGGCGGCGCGCATACCGCAAAATGGCATCAGAAGTATATGAAAAAAGAAATGGCCCCACCGAACGGTGAGGCCATTTCTCTTGTGTAAAAGCAGGCCGGGAATGACCTGTAAAATTAAAATATCACATTTCACGTAAAAAGGCAAGGGGAACCGTTCGACGGTTTTCGACGCACTTTTCATACACTTTATGGGCGCTTTTGAGCGCCTATTTTTTTGTACTATGGACACAACAAAGGAGGTGCGGCGATGTACGACCGACTTTTAGCTTTGGGCTTTACTGAGCAAATGGCGATGGACATTTTGACGCTGTTCCCTGATCCTGACGAGCTGAGAACATACGTCTACTTTGCAGAGATGTTCCATGTATAGCTATTTCAACCCAAATCCAAACGGGCGCAACGTGTCCGACTGCACCGTGCGCGCAATCTGCAAGGCGACAGGAAAGGACTGGGGCGAAGTTTATTTGTCTCTGTGCATACAGGGATACTTAGACGGCGACTTGCCCAACGCAAACGCCTGTTGGGGCACATATCTGCGGTCGCTTGGCTATCGGCGCTATATTATGCCGGACACCTGTCCCGACTGCTACACGGTCGGTAAGTTTGCCGATGAGCACCCACGCGGGACGTATATTCTCGCGCTCTCTGGACATGTAGTGTGCGTGCAAGACGGCGTGATCTATGACAGTTGGAACAGCGAGAACGAAATCCCGCTTTATTACTGGGTCAAAGAAACGGAGGAATGAACATGGCATATCCCTATTTCAATCCCTATTATCCGCAGCCGATGCCGGACAACCTCATGCAGATGCGACAGATGCAGCAACCACAGATGCAGCCCATGCAGCAGCCCATGTCGCAGCCAGTGCAACAGAACCCTATCGCACAGGGCGGCGTGCAGTGGGTAAGCGGCGAACAGGAGGCGAGAGGCTATCTCATCGCGCCCAACTCTGCTGTGGCGCTGTGGGATTCTACCGCGCCGACTGTGTATCTCAAGCAGGCGGATGCAAGTGGGAAGCCGACGCTTAAAATTTACGATCTTGTGGAGCGCGCAGAAACGTCCCGTACAGCGCCGCAGGAAAAGGGCGTGGAATTTGTCACCCGCAAGGAGTTCGACGCGCTGGCGGCACTTGTGAGCGAATTGAAGGGCAAAAAGAAGCGCAAGGAGGAAGATGACGATGAGTAATCCCTTTTTCGGTGCGCTCGGCGGCGGGAACGGCTTCATGCAGATGATGCAGCAGTTCCAGCAGTTCAAAGCAAACTTCCAAGGCGACCCCAAAGCGGAGGTCGAAAAGCTCTTGCAGAGCGGTAGGCTCAACCAGCAGCAGCTCAACCAGCTGCAGCAGATGGCAAAGCAGTTCCAAAGCTTGATGCAGTAATCAACATCGTGGCCACGATTTGATAAATAAAAATTTTTCAAAGGAGTGATACTATGCCTCTTTCTGACGGCGGCGTTCAGGCCACTATGCCTGTTACGCCAACCGGCATGATGAACAGCGGCTTTGGCGGCTTCGGCGGCGATGGCGCGTGGTGGATCATCATTCTGTTCCTGTTTGTTTTCTGCGGCTGGGGCGGCAACGGCTGGGGCAACAACGGCGTCAATTCCGGCGGCGTGGTCGACGGCTATGTGCTGACCTCTGATTTTGCCAATGTCGAGCGCAAGATCGACAGTGTAAATCAGGGCCTTTGCGACGGATTTTACCAGCAGGCGCAGCTTGTCAACGGCACCAATATGGCGATGGCAAACGGCTTTGCACAGGCCGAGCTGTCCCGTAGCAACCAGCAGGCCGCGCTGATGCAGCAGCTCAACGCCATGCAGATGCAGGCCGCGAATTGCTGCTGCGAGAACCGTGCCGCGATCGCGCAGGTGCGCTACGACATGTCGGCGCAGGCGTGCGACACGCGCAACACCGTGCAGAACGCGACCCGCGACATCATTGACAATGCCAACAGCAATAGCCGCGCGATCCTCGATTTCCTGACGCAGAGCAAGCTCTCTGACCTTCAGGCCGAGAACCAGGGCTTGAAACTGGCGGCGTCTCAGGCTGCACAGAACAGCTATCTGGTCTCTCAGCTGCGTCCCTCTCCCATTCCGGCTTACAAGGTGCAGAATCCTTATTGCTGCAACCAGTTTGCCGGTTGTGGCTGCTGACAACTGCATAGCATAGCTTTTTGTTGGCAATGTTTTGTTGATGTCAACAAAATGTTCGGCCCCGTGCCGATACTACGACAACGCGGCGGGGCAATAGCCCTGCCGCTGTATTTTTAGAAAGGATTGAACTCATGAAAACGATTGACGAACTGAAACAAGAGTTTGTGGACTACCTGGCTACTATGGATAAGTCCGAAATGAGCATGGTCGAACTCGCAAACTATGCCGATCTGCTGCATAAGGCGGACGCTCTTTTCAAGCCAAGCTATACAGATGTACTTGCATCCGGCTTCATCCCCCCTTTTGCAGCAACAACTTGGACGAAGGAGGAGAAGAAAAATGGCTGAATATGTTAACGCTGGTATTGTTACTGTTCCTGCTGGGCAGAATGTACCGATGATTGCGACGGCGGCTTGCGGCAAGCCCTGCATCGTCCACCGCGAGGGCAGCGGCCTTGTTGCCCTGCGCGGACTGACGCAGCAGTGCAAGGCACGTTTTAAGGTCAGTTTTGGCGCGAATATCGCCGTCCCAACGGGCGGCACGGTAGGCGCGATCACCACGGCGCTCGCGGTTAACGGCGAAGCGCTCGACAGCGCCGCGGCAACCGTCACGCCCGCTGCGGTGGAGAACTACTTTAACGTCTATGTCAGCGCCATTGTAGAAGTGCCGCGCGGCTGCTGCGTGACGGTGGCGGCAAAGAACACCAGCGCGGAGGCGGTCAGCTTTTCCAATAGTAACCTGACCATCGACCGCGTGAGTTGAAAGGAGAATGAACAATGGGTATGAAATCTATGTATGATCTGCGCGATATGCTCTGCAAGGAGCTGGAAGAAATTACCCGTAAGGGCGAGCTTGGCGCGGGCGATCTTGACATCGTGCATAAGCTGACCGATACCATCAAGAACATCGACAAGATCGAAGCAATGGAGGAAGACGGCTATTCCAGCCGCCTCGACGAGCACGACATGCGCGGCAGAAGCAGACGCGGCACGCACTATGTGCGCGGCCACTATTCCCGTGACGGCGGCATCGACAACATGAAACGCCAGTTGCAGGAAATGCTGGACAACGCCGATGATGACAGCATCCGCAGAGCTATCCAGCGCTGTATGGACACGATCGAGGGCTAAGGGGGGGTGCACCCCTATGGTCAACGAGAATGAGGTCAAGCGCTGGATAGCTCGCCTTGAAACAGAGGAATCAAGCTGGACAAACTATGAGCGCCTTGCCGTGCTGTATGCCATTCGTGACCAGCAAAGCGGCAATAGAGAGAGGGCTTTGCCAATGGCATACTCTGCAGCGCCCGCGCCAGTCAACGTCGAAACATACGGCGACAGCGATTTTCTGCGCGCAGTGGCAGATGTTCCGCCGGACAAGGCGTGGAAGATCATGGACGAGCTGATGGACAGTTTGAAAATTGTAAACGAGCGCGTATACAACAGCGTCATGCAGAAACTTGAAAAATGAGGATACCCCCGTCACAAAGGCGGGGGTATCTTTTAGGCATACTTTACCTTTGCGAACGTGAAAGTAAAATATGCCTAACGCGGCGTTACGAAAAACGCGCCATCGTTGTCTGCATCAATCCTCCTGATGAAGCGCGTCCAGAATTCCTTTTTTTCTTCCCGCGAGTATGTATCATATTCGCCCAGCCCGTTTCTCAAAGCATCAAGGTCTGTCTTTGGCTTTTCTTCCACGGTCTCAAGGGACTTTTTCAGGCTCGCGTATTCTGCCTTGTAATCGTCCAGCTCGATCAAATCATTTAGATACAGCGTTTTCAGCTTGCTCATTTTCTTTCGTATCGCGTCCGCGCTTTGCGTGGGCTTTTTTTCTGCCTTTTTGTAATACCGATTGTTTCGCTCTGTGATTCCTGCAAGCTCGTGCAACAGGTAGTCTTCCAGCGCGTCTTCTCTGATCCGCTTCATGTGCGGGCAAGCGGAGTTGTCAAGCATCCGCGTACGGCAACGGTAATATGTATATATCTGCTTTGCCGTTTCCGACTGCATTGTTTTCCCGCATTCCTTGCAATGCAAAAGCCCCGAGAACAGATACACGCGATCCACATCAACTCCGGCACAGCGCTGTGACCGCTGGCGGGAAATATCATTTACAAGGTCAAAGTCTTGCTTGCTCACCAACGAGGGGCAAGCGTTTTCGATGCCGTACACCTCGCCGATGTAAAGCCGGTTGCGGAAATAGTTGACATACTTGTTATATGCTCGGTCAATGCTCCATGTCTCGAGCATATACCGTTTTACAGCAAGGACGCTTTTCAGACGGATATATGCGGCAAACATATCCCGCGCCGCGTCTGCCGTGTCGTTATCAATTTGGTATTGCCTGTCCTTAATAATATACCCTAAAGGCGCTTTCGACCCCGCCGGTTGCCCTTTTGCCCGTTTGCCGTCGTTAATAAATTTGATCCGCTCGCTTGTGCGGTCGGCCTCGTCTTGCGCGACGGATAACATGATATTGACCTTCAATCGCCCTGATGCGGTGCGCGTCTCGTAGTCCTCTTCCGTCGCTTGCCACGTTACGCCGTACCGGTCAAGCTGCGTCTGCACATCGTAATATCCAGCAACATTTCGGAACCAACGGTCGAGTTTAATAAACAGGATTGTGTCTACTTTCCCCGCCTTGCAATCGTCCAGCAGTCGCAGAAGCGCCGGGCGCTTTTTATACGGCTTTCTCGCGGATATGCCTGCATCCTCATATATGCCCACCACGGTCATTTTATTCGCTTTGGCATATCTTGTCAGCGCGTCCCGCTGCTCTTGTAATGATAGACCATGCCGCGCTTGTTCCTCGCTGGACACGCGTATATACAATGCCGCTCTCATCAAGTCCCCCTCCAATCAATCTACAAGCACCATGCAGCCAGTAGAACGATAATGACAAACATTATAGCAATCACGCCGTTTCGGATACGGACGCCGCGCCGCATGATCTCTATGGTGTCGGCCTTTGCATCAACGTGGCGTTCCAACTCATCATTCCGTGCTTGCAAAGTTTCCTCAGTCGGCGTCAAGTGTTCGGAAATTCCGAACGCTTCATCAAGCGATATTCCAAGCGCTTTGCAGATCGGAGCGACGGTGTAGATGGACGGAGCTTTAGAAAACTTGGAAAAGAAGTTCTGCACGGTGGACAGTGGAACGCCGGAAGCATCGGAAATGTCCTGATAGGTTAGTTTCAGTTCTTCTTTACGGGATTTACACACTTCTTGGATGTTCATTTATGCCACCTTAATTTTTCCGATTTTCGCGCCGCGAAGTCGCAAGATGAGGGCTTGTCGAACCACGTCGAGCGCTGTCTTATTGCAAGGTTTCGGTGTTGAATTACCAAGGTAAAGCGGAGTATGGTCAAAACAAGCAGCGGCGACCGCTTCCCGCTGGCTGCGAAAAGGCCCCGCCGTTTGTTGCAGAGGGCGGCGGGGCCTTTACTTCGAGATATTGATGCTTGCACCGCTATGTGCAACAATCGACATATAGCCCCGTTGCAAAAATATTTGGAGGGACATAATTATGGACGAGCAAACGAGAAAAGCAGCAGAACTTTTTGTCAACCTGATGCCAGAGCAAAAAAATGTTATTCTTGCGATGGTTGATAACCTTCTATCACAGCAAGCACCGCGCTCTTCTGCTGCGGAGACAACCGGCTAAACCCGGCAATAAGTTGCGCAAGCTGCGCATCCTCACCCTCGGTCTTCGGATCGGGGGCTTTTTTTGCGCTCTCGGCCTCGACCAGTTTCCGCACCGTCTCGATATCCTCTAAGCACTTTTTGGTTTCTTCCGGGGTCTTTCCCTCGTGCAAGAGGATGTCATCGGGGGAAACATTGAGGGTTAAGCACATTTGCACAGCAAGTTCTTTTGACGGCAAATTTGTGTTTTTCCCTCTGCGCAGGTCAGACACCCATCTATTGTTTTTCCCAAATTTTCGAGAAAACGCAGCTTCGCTAATATCTTTTCTTTTGCAATAAGCCTCGATAAATTTAACGCAATTATTACCGAGAGTAACGCTATTTAATGTTTTCGGCATATTAAATTCCTTTAAATTATATCTATTCCGTATAATGCCGCTTGGGCTAATATCTTTTGATAGGCTTTAGAATTAGAGTTTTTCATTCTAGAGTATCCAGATAATGATTTTGGGCACAACGCAGGAAGATATTCTTGCAATCGATAATATTCATGTCGGATAGAACGCTTTCTAATTCGTTCTTCTTCCATTTCTTTAATTAAGCGCTTCCATTTAAAATATGCAAATACGTTTGGGAAATCTCTTATAGAGAGATGCGGGTATATTCCAACTTTTTGAAAATAGGAATCAACTCGCGCTTCTTCTTCCCATGCTTGCTTATGTGCACCTAAATTGTGCAAATGCGTTATGTCAGATATGTAAGCATCGTACTTCCAGATCATATCTGATATAAACATTAAGCTATGTGCTTTTCTTACACATTCTACGGCAAGTGCAATATTTTTCTCTTTGTAGTATTTTGCGAAGCACTGACCGCGCAAGTAATATTCTACACGGCCTGTAGGAGAATCTCCGTTTACCTCTGTACATGGGACAGGAATATTTCTTATCCCATCAACGGTTGAAAAATCATAAAAGCTTCTCAATTTAACGACCTCTTGTTCTCTTATTCGAGAATAAGCGTCGTTTTTTTCTTCGAGCGTTTTAGATTCGTCATCAAAAATATTGTAAGCCATACTTTAATAATAACTGCCAAATCCAACGACATGTGTTTGTCCATTCTGCTAAATCCTACATTTTGTCGTCAAAGGCGTTGACATCCACCGTTACGTAGGTTATAATAACCTTACAGAACTTAATTAAGGCAACAAAAAACCAAGCCCCCAACGGATTTCCCGTTTTTGCGGACTTATAACCGATATTTTGTTGGCTGACACTTACATAATAGCGGTGTTGGTTGCGTTTGTCAATATAAAGTTCTGAACTTTATAAGGAGGGGAGAACGCTTGGAATTAAAGGCAATCCGAGAAAATGCCGGTTTGCGGCAGGAAGACGTAGCAAAGAAACTCCGCGTAAGAGTTTCCGCCGTGTCGAACTGGGAACGCGGTGTGAATGGTATCGCAAGCAAGTACATTAGACCGCTGACCAGATTGTACGGCGTGACCGAAGCGGAAATCAGAGCGGCATCGGAAGCCGCGCAGTCTGAAAGGGCAGATAAGACGGGCGAATGAAACGATTTATTAAATTGTTTTTGCTTCTCTGTTCATGGGCTCTGGTCGCTATTGTATCTTCCGCTATCTTAATGCTTGTTTCAGCGTGGATTGCAGGATCAACGGAAAGCGTTTTGTTTAACGCTGTTTTTTTGGTCTTGACCATTTTGGTTTGCGCTGCGATTTTGGCGATAAGTGGGGCGGACATATGAAGAGAACTAACACACAATAGGAGGAAATGAAAGATGAAAGAACTCAAAGTTAAATTAACGTTTATCGAGCCGATTCTCGGAACCAGCCCCGCGAACCCTGATATCTACCGCGAGTTTATCGGTAGTCACGCGCCGGATGCGGCGAGCGTGGAGGACGAGGTTGCGGCGCTGGGAGCGGACGCGGTTGCCGAAAAGTCCATGACCATTTTCCCGCGATTGGACGACGGTACGCCGTTTTTGTACGACTACCAGATCAAGGGCTTTTTCAAGGACACCTGCGGCGGTCTGCGCAAGGTCAAGGATTCGTCCAGCAGCAAAATCAAGGCTTACAAGAAGGAAATCGACAAGCTGATTTTCCCCGAGCCGCGCACCATTCCAATTCTCTTTGACGGCGAGATCAAGGAGTGCCAGCGCCTGCTGAGAGCGCAAACGGCGCAGGGAGAGCGCGTCAGCCTTGCAATGAGCGAGGAAATCCCCGCCGGGGCAACGTGCGAGTTTACGGTGGTCTGCCTGTGCGACGACCACATCGACGTTGTGCGCGACTGGTTGGACTACGGTAGATTTTCCGGCATCGGACAGTGGCGCAACAGTGGGAAAGGCAGATTCCGCTGGGAGGAAATCGAGTAACGCGATGGAGTGGCATGGACGCGCCTTGCACGGCCTTGAACAGCGAGGATTAGCCCCGGAAAGCAACGGATTGGTTTTGCCGGGAACAGCGTTGACGAGCAACGGCAATGCGGAGATAAGTCTTGCGATGAGATGTGATGGCGAAGAATAGCTGTAATCAGCAAAGGAGTAGCCTCGACTGGCTCTGATGTGCTATGGCATAGAATTTCATTGACTGGCAATGGAATCGCTTAGTGATGCTACGGTGGAGATTGGAATTGCGAGGATACGCAATGGCATAGTACTGATTCGCAACGCAAAGCATAAAAATGCCCCGCCCAATGTTGCAGCATCGAGCGGGGCGGGTGGGACAAATCTCACCACAAGATATTGTGTCCGTGCTTATTGTAGCACGGAGGAAAGGAAAAGGCAATGAGTAAAAAGCCGGAGTACAAAATTATTTGGGTCGCGCCTCCTGACCCTGTAAAGCTGGGGACGATCATGGGCGAGATTTACGCCCGAGGCAGAGGCCTTGAGTTTGTCGGCCTTGTGCCGAACGAGAAGAAGGGAGCATCGCATGGCTAACACGCTGTTTTTTGGCGGCATCGCCGCTGCGGTGATCGCGCTCAACGGCTGCGACTTCGCCACGAGCCTTGCCGTTATCGGCGCTTGCGCGGTCGGCAAGGTGCTGTACGAGCTGCTGCCCTACATCGACAGGGGGTGCAGGGGATGAGACGGCACGACAAGCGCACGAGAGAGCAGCGCAAGGCCGATGAATCGGCGCTGTTTGCGGCGGCGTGTCTAGGCGCGACGATCCTCTTGATCGTGGTTGCCATTTTAGCCACCAGCGCACAGGCGGTCGAAGCAAGCCCCGAGGAATCCCCGGAAGTTATCGAGGACTATAACCCTGCGTGGGACAAGCCCGCGACGGAAAGCGCCGTGTGCAATGACGTGTTTCTTGGGGAGTTTACGCTGACGGCCTATTGCCCCGGACGCTGCTGCTGCGGCAAGTGGGCAAGCGGCTACACCGCGACCGGCACGCTGGCGGCCGAGGGACGCACAATCGCGGTCGACCCGGAGGTGATCCCTTACGGCACGCGCGTCCTGCTGATCTGGCCGAACGGCACTCAGCGCAGCTACATCGCTGAGGACTGCGGCGGCGGCGTGAACGGGAACCACATCGACGTGTTTTTCAACGACCATCAGGCAGCGCGCGTCTTTGGCGTGCAGAGCGCGATGGTTTACATGGAGGTGGAGGAATGATCTACCGCTGCACGTGCTGCCACCTCATTTTTGACGAGCCGGACGTTATGCGTCGGCGCGAAAATCTTGACGGCGAGCGCGGCTATGCCCTCGTGACGGAAAAGTTCTGCCCGGACTGCGGCGCAGAGGAAATGTATTTTGAAGAATTGGAGGAGACCGAAGATGGATAACTCCCTGATGAAAGTGACTCAACTCCCCGTGATCGAGGAGCATTTGAGGAGCCGGAAGGAGCAGACGGAGCAGCGCGTCGCAGAGGCAATGAGCCTTGTCTGCACCGACGAGACCTTAACCAGCGTGAAGAACATTCGCGCCGAAATGAACCGCGAGTTTGCCGATGCCGAGACCCAGCGCAAGGCCATTAAAGCCGCAATCATGGAGAAGTACGACAGCTTCGAATCCGTCTACCGTGAGTGCATCGCCGACCCGTACAAGCGCGCCGACGCAGACCTGAAAGCCAAGATCGACGCGACGGAAAGCGAGATCAAGAGCCGCTGCGAGGAAATGCTGCTGGGCTATTTTCGGGAGCTGTGCGCGGTCAACGAGATCGACTTTCTTTCGTTCGGGCAGACCGGCGTTAAGGTCGATATGGCGAGCGCCAGAGCCAAGACGCCGAAGAAGCTCATGGAGCAGATCAAGCTAAAGGTGGACGGCGTGGCGCAGGACATGAAAACCATCGGCACGATGGGCGAGAACGCGCCGGAGATCATGGTGGAGTACAAAAAGAACCTCGACCTCTCGCTTGCGATCTCCGTTGTCAACGAGCGTCACCGCCGCGCCGAGGAAGAGCGCGAGGCCGTGAAACGCCGCACGGAAATGGAGGAGGCCCGTGCTGCCGGAGCACCCGTCCGCGAGGATACCGGCGCAGCGGCCCCGCAGGTCGTCCCGAAGCGCGTGGAGCAGGCGGCGGTCGAACGCCTCACGGTGTCGTTCCGCGTGACCGATACGCGCGAGCGCCTACGCCTTTTGAAGCAATTCCTTGTCAGCAATGGCTATCAGTACGAATGATTGTTTGAGGAGGACATTACGATGAACGAAATGCAGACCTACAACAGCACCGAAGTTGTGAGCGCCAAGAGCGTGAACACCGAAATGATGATCTCCCGTCAGGCACAGGAAGTGCAGGCGGCAATGGTCGTCGCCAAGCGTTTCCCTCGTGACGAGATCGAAGCGAACAACCGCATTCTCAACGCCTGCAAGCGCAAGAGCCTTGCCGAGCGCGCGATCTATGAATACCCGCGCGGCGGCGAGAATGTGACCGGCCCGTCGATCCGTCTCGCCGAGGTCATGGCGCAGAATTGGGGCAACCTCGACTTCGGCATTACCGAGCTGGAGCAGAAGAACGGCGAGAGTACCGTCATGGCCTACTGCTGGGATTTGGAGACCAACACCCGCCAGACGAAGATCTTCACCGTGCCGCATATCCGCTACACAAAGAAAGGCAGCGTTGCCCTCACCGACCCGCGCGACATTTATGAAATGGTCGCCAATCAGGGCGCGCGCCGTATGCGCGCGTGCATTCTCGGCATTATTCCCGGTGACGTGGTGGATGCTGCTCTTGCGGCGTGTACCAAGACAATGATGGGAAAGAGCGATGAACCCATGATTGACCGCGTGCGCAAGATGGGGCAGGCGTTCAAGGACGACTTCGGCGTACCGATGGAGTGCCTTGAAAAGTACATCGGCTGCAAGTCCGAAGCGTTCACGGCGCAGAGCATCGTGCGCCTGCGTAATGTGTATACCTCACTGAAAGAGGGACGCGCGAGCCGCGATCAGTATTTTGATCTCCCGACCGTCGAAGTGGACGAGACCACAGGCGAGGTCAAGGACGATCTGACATCTCCCGCTGATGCCCTCGGTACGCTGGACGACGGAAAGACCGTCACCCCCAAGCAGGTGAGTATGAATGATCTGTAAGGTCAAGGTCATTTCGACCGGCTCCAAGGGGAACGCCGTGCTGCTGAATGATGAAATCCTCATTGACTGCGGCGTTCCCTTTCGGGAACTTGAACCGTACTGCAAGGGATTGAAGCTCGTCCTGCTGACGCACATTCACGGAGACCACTTCAACCCCGAGACCATCAAGCGCCTGCACTTCCTGCACCCTGCGCTGCGCTGGTGCGTCCCTCCGTGGCTCATGGAACCGATGGGACGCATCGGCGTGGACCGCCGCGTGACCGATGAGGCTATGCAGCGTCACGATCTGTTCTACCTTTTATCCGAAAGCACTTCCGCTTATGTATGGTACGACTCAATTCCGCATGATGTTCCGAACTGTGCGTGGCATATTCAGTTTGCAGACGGCGAGAAATCGGACGGGTTCGACAACGTCTTCTATGCGACGGACTGCGCGTCGCTGAATGGGGTATCTGCGTTGGCCTATGACCTTTATCTGATCGAAGCCAACTACGGCGAAGAGGAGATACAGGAGCGCATGAAGCGCAAGCTGGAAGCGGGAGAATTCAGCTATGAGAGCCGCGCAATGGAGAGCCATCTATCCCGCGAGCAGGCGCACGCATGGATCGCCCAAAACGCCGCCATCGGCAAGAGCCACGTGCTCTATCTGCACCAACACCAAAGCGAGGAGGAATTGAAATGAGCATGAATCGAATCTGCCTGATGGGACGCATCGGTCGTGACTTGGAGCTGAAAAAAACGAACAGCGGCGTATCCGTTGTGTCGTTCCCTCTTGCCGTTGACCGCAACGGCAAGGAGGGCGGCACAGACTGGATCGACATTGTAGCGTGGCGCGGAACGGCAGAAGTGCTCTGCAACTACGCCGGACGCGGGCGGTTGATCGGCGTCGAGGGGCGCTTGCAGATGCGCGACTGGACGGACATGAACGGCAACAAGCGCAGGAGCTACGAGGTGCAGGCTGACAGCGTGTATTTCGCAGACAACAGGCGCCCGGAGGGTAACGATACTGCCGCACCGCAATACGCCACAGAGAGCGCCGTAGGCGGCTTTGCAGAGATCGGCGAGGACGACGGCAAGCTGCCGTTTTAAGGCGGTGACGGCATGGCGGAGAGCAAGGAATATGTCAAGCTCTGGCTGAGCTACGAGGACTATTTCCGCGAGTATGACGACGAGTCGATCGGGGCTATCGTCCGGGCGATGCTCGCTTACCGGAAAAACGGAGAACAGCCGAAGTTTGAAGGCCCCGAAAGGTTTATTTGGCCCGCAATTCAGCGGGATATTGACGAGTCCATAAAGGCGCAGGAAGCCGCCTCCAATGTTTACCGAGAGAACGGCAAAAAGGGCGGCAGACCGCCGAAAACAAGCGGTTTTTTAGAAACCAAGGAAAACCAAAAAAACCAAAGCGGTTTTTTAGAAACCAAAAAAAGCCAAGGACAAGGACAAGGACAAGGACAAGGACAAGGACAAGGACAAGGTGTTATTTCGCGCGCGAAGCGCTTCACGCCCCCCACACTCGCAGAGGTTCAGTCCTATGTGGCTGAACGCCAATCGCCCGTAGACCCACAGGGGTTCATCGACTTTTACGAGTCAAAAGGGTGGTTGGTCGGCAAGACCCCCATGAAAGACTGGAAAGCGGCTTGCAGAAATGCGGAGAAGTGGGAACGATGGGCCAATAAAGCACCGCAGATACGGCCGGGCGGCGATGTATTCGCTGAGATGCTGGAGGAGGAAAAGAACCGTGGAAAGATCTGACGTAATTAGCCTTTTAGGGCGGCTAAAACAGGCTTATCCGCAGGCTTACGCCAAGATGACCCGCGCAGAAGCCGAAGAGCTGGTTTCCCTCTGGTCGGACATGCTGGGCAGTGAAGACCCTGCCGAGGCGATGGACGCAGTGAATGCGATGATTGCCGAGGATGCGAAGGGATTCCCCCCGAAAGTCGGCCAAGTGCTGGCAAAAATCAGGGGCGCAGTTTCCCCGCGCGTCTCGGTAGCGTGGATGAAGCCATACATCGAGAAGATAGCCGAACAGGAGGCATTTATGCCGAGCGTTTCGCGTTATGCGAGGGAACACGGGATGACGTGGGACGCGGCTGCTGCCGAAATGGAGGGAAGCAATGGGCATTGATATTTCGCAGCTTGGCAAGGACGCTCAAGCCCAGGTCATGGCAAAGATGGCCGTGCGCGAGGTGCAGAAGCGGGAAAAGCGCAGTAAGTACAGGAGTAAATTTACCCCGCGCGTCATGCCAAACGGAAAAGTGCATAAATTCAAGAGCGCCAAAGAGGCGAGGCGTTATGACGAGTTGGCTTTGATGGAGAGACGAGGGCTTATCCGCAATTTGCAGATAGAACGAGCGTTTACGCTGCAAGAGCCTTACATTCAGTCGGATGGAGCGCACGTTAAGTCAGAGCGATATTTTGCGGATTTTGTCTATGAGCGGCCAACCAAGCCTGACTGCAATGGGCAAGTTTACTGGATACAAGAGGTTGAAGACGTCAAAGGGAAACGGACGCAAATGTATCTAAGAAAGAAAAACGAGATGTTGGCGAAGTACGGCATTACGATCCGCGAGGTGTGAGATGACAGCATTTGAGCATTGCCACAGCTGCAAGCCGCCTGTGAGGCATCCGGGCTGTCACAGCGAGAGCCCGCACTATCAGGTGGATATCGCCAAGTACAACGCGGCGAGGGATGAAGAGCAGCGGGAAGCGCAGGAGAAAGACGATTACTTGAGCGCGCGCCATTTCAAGACGCGGCGCTATCAACGGCTGAAATGAGGGAGCAAGAAAAGATGTTGACAGAAAAAGAGTTGGGCGAACGGCTCAAAAATATTCGCAAAATGCGAAATATCAGCCAGTTTCGGATGGCCGATATGATGGGCACAGAACAGTCAACCATTGCCAAATTCGAAAAGGGCGCGAGCTATCCGAAGGTGTCGACGCTATATAGATACGCCGAATGCGTTGGCTTGACGTTGAGCGATATTCTGGCGGAATCCCCACCGGCGAAAAAAGGCATGCTGTCGCCGGAAGAGATCGGCGAGAACATCAAGAAATGGAGTGCGCTGCGGGGCATGAGTATCAAGGGGCTTGCAGAAAAGGCGGGATTATCGCGCAGTAGCATCTTAAACCTCAGAGAGGGACGATGCATCAGCTACATGCCGACGTATCAGTACATTGCCGAAGCACTGGGCGTGACCGTCGGGACGCTGCTCGGAGAGGTGCAGGAAAATGAGTGAGAACACGAACCACGTGCCGTTTAAGACGGTCGTATATCCGCAGCTCAAGAAAGCCTTGCAGTCATCGGGCATGACACCGCCGGAGTTGAACAAGAAGATCGGCGTCTCCCCGCTCTGCGTGTGGCGATGGACAACGGGGAAGAACGAATTCAGCATCGGCGTTATCAAGGCAATCCTTGCTGCGACGGGGCTGACATTTGAAGAGGCTTTCGGGGAGGTACACACATGAGCAAAATCGTGAGACCGAAAACGCCGTTTGAGTTCTGCGCTTATCCAGTGCTCAAGGAGGCGCTGGAAAAGACGAACTATAACCAAACAGAACTTGCACAATCCCTCGGTACGTCGCAGTTTACGGTGTCGGCGTGGGTGCGCGGCGACCGCGATACAACGGTGCGGCTGCTGCTCGCGCTGGAGGATTTGACTGGAATGACGTTTCGGGAGCTGTTCGGGGAATGCGAGGGGAGACGATGAAGGTTTTAGTTGCCTGCGAGGAATCGCAGGAAGTATGTAAGGCGTTCCGCGCATTGGGGCATGAGGCATATTCCTGCGACATTCAGGACCCGTCCGGCGGGCATCCTGAGTGGCATATCCTTGGCGATGCGCTTAAGGCCATAGAGGGGGGGGCAAGTGACCACAATGGACGGACAGGTGCATGATGTGGGGCGATGGGATATGATTATCGCTTTCCCTCCGTGTACCAAAACGAGCAATGCCGGGGCAAGACATTTGTATAAAGGCGGCAGGTTAAATCTTCGCCGCTACTATGAAGGGCTTTGCGGCAAAGCGTTGTTTTTGGCAATATGGGCAGCCGACTGTGACAAGGTTATAATTGAAAATCCGACACCAAGTAAAGTGTTTGAGTATCCAGAACCAACCCAAGCCATACAGCCCTATCAATACGGACACCCGTTCAGCAAAAAAACCTTGCTGTGGGAGCGTGGTGTACAGCCGTTGAAACCGACCAATATTGTTGAGCCGACAGCAACATGGTGTCCGAGCGGCAGCTATAGTCATAAGCATGGGGAACAGCATAAAGGTATGTTTACCACGGATAGGGCCAAAAACCGCGCAAAGACCTTCCCCGGCATCGCCAAAGCTATGGCGGAGCAATGGGGAGGAGACATTAGGGAATGCGAGGGACACCATGGAAGGGTATAGCAATCAGCCGATTCCGAAGGAGGCGGCGAAACAGCTTTTAGCCCTTGATTTGCAGGACAAGGAAATATTGAGCTATGAGAAGATCGATCAATGGTACACCGCGTGGAACGGAAAGTGCTATGTGTCATTTTCAGGCGGAAAGGATAGCACGGTGCTGGCATACTTGGCGGCGCGTTACCTGTCGAGTTTCAGGGCGCCGCCGTGGGAGCTGAATCTGGTGTTCGTGAACACTGGGCTGGAGTACCCGGAGATACAGAAGTTCGTCAATGAGTACGCCGACTGGCTGCGGAGGGAGTTCCCCCGCGTGGCCGTCAACCTTCACCGTCTACGACCGAAGCTCAACATCCGGCAGGTGTTGACAAGGTACGGCTATCCCGTCATCGGCAAAAAGCAGGCGCGTTTTATCCGCGATCTGCAAAACGCGCACGGGCAAAACGATGCAACGGTCAATCTGTATCTGACCGGCTACAACCGGCAGGGCGTGTACTGCTCGACGATGAAACTGGCGGACAAGTGGCATTATCTCAAGGATGCGCCGTTCCATATTAGCGAGCAGTGCTGCGACGTGATGAAAAAAGCACCCGCCAAGCGATACGAAGCTACGAGCGGATGTGTGCCGTTTACCGCGATGATGGCGAGCGAGAGCCAGCAGCGCGAAAAAGAGTGGAAGCGCACGGGCTGCAACGCCTTCGATGGAAAGCGCCCCATGAGCAAGCCTATGAGCTTCTGGACAGATCAGGACGTGCTTGCGTTCCTGAAAGACGAAAACATCCCGTATTGCAGCGTATACGGCGACATCGTGGCGAGCGACGGCGAGAATGATTATCCGTCGACGCTCATCGAAAAGCCGCTGCACTGCACGGGCTGCCAACGCACGGGGTGCATGTTCTGTGCGTTCGGCGCTCATCTTGAAAAGGGAGAGACCCGCTTCGAGCGCATGAAGCGCACGCACCCAAAGCACTACGACTTTTGCATCGGCGGCGGAGAGTTTGACCCCGCGGACGGGATGTGGAAGCCAAACGAAAAGGGCCTCGGCTATGGTCGAGTGCTGGATTTTATCGGAGTGAGGTATTGAGCATGTACATTGGCGAACCATTTAGCTGGAAGCCTGCCGCATTTGAGGGCAGCAACGGCATTATGAGCGTTACCACGAAAGAGATGACTGCGCACGGGCGCGTCGTCTACATCAACGAGGCGCGCCGCTACTTTACGGCGGAGGCCGATTTCAACGGGAAGAAGCTCAGAGAGAGCTTTAAATTTTAACAAAAATCAGGAGGAATTTCATCATGAACAACAATCAGGACTACATCGTTCGCTGCGACCGCGCAGGCGTGTTTTTCGGCAAGATCAAGGAGCGCAACGGCTCCGAGGTCACCATGACCGAGGTGCGTAAACTGTGGAGCTGGGAAGGTGCATTCGCTGTGGAACAGCTGGCGCAGGACGGCACAAAAGCACCGGGCAACTGCCGTTTTACCGTGACGGTCACAGAAATGACCGTGATGGGAGCAATCCAGATCATCCCGTGCACGGATGATGCATCGGTATCGCTTCGCGGCGTAAAGGAGTGGAAGAGATGACGCTTGATGATAAGGTCAAGGCATTCCTGTCAGTAACCTCCGGCTCCGGCTACGGCTCCGGCTCCGGCTCCGGCGACGGCTCCGGCTCCGGCGACGGCTCCGGCGACGGCTCCGGCTACGGCTCCGGCGACGGCTACGGCTCCGGCGACGGCTCCAGCTACGGCTACGGCTCCGGCGACGGCTACGGCATTAAAAACTTCAATGGGGAAGCTGTCTATAAAATCGACGGTGTCAATACGCTGATTCGTTCCGTGCGCGGCAACACCGCGCACGGGGCAATCCTGAACGGTGATTTGACGCTCACGCCGTGCTACATCGTCAAGCAAGACAATGTTTTTGCACACGGGGAAACGCTGCGCGAAGCAATGGAGGCACTGCGAGACAAGCTTTTCGAGGATATGCCGGAAGATGAACGAATTGATACGTTTCTGCGCGAAACAGACCGAGAGAAAGCATATCCGACACAGTATTTTTACGACTGGCATCATCGCTTGACCGGCTCATGCGACATGGGGCGAAAGCAGTTTGCCCGAGACCACGGTGTAGACCTCAAGCATGGCATGATGACACTGACGAAGTTTTTGGAGCTGACAAAAGACGCTTACGGCGGCGATGTGATTCGAAAAGTGATTAGTAAGATGCAGGAGGCGGAGTGATGGAACGACTGACGTATCGCCCGAAAGAGCCGTATATCAGCAAATTATCTGGGGACTTAATCGAAGCTTACAGCGACGCTGATATCCGGGACATCATCAATCGCCTCGCCGCCTACGAGGACACGAGACTGACGCCGGAACAGTGCGAAAACGCAAAGGTCATCATTGAATCTGCCTTTAGCGATGACACGTCAAAGGCAGAACGGATTCGGGAGCTGTTGAAAGCCGACAAGGACGGGCGGCTGGTGGTGCTGCCGTGCAAGGTGGGCCAGCGGGTGTTCGCCTTGATGGACACGGATAAGCATATAAGCGAGTGCGAGGTCAAGCAGATTGGTATGGGCAATAAAATCGGCTTTATTGGCCTTGAGCCAATAGGCGCCAGAGGGCGGGAGTATGGCGTATCGCTAAACGGATTTGGCAAGACCGTATTCCTGACCCGCGAGGAGGCGGAAGCGGCATTGGAGGCGATGAAATAGTGGATTGCTTTAATTATTCATGCCCTTTTCGAGAAAACACGTCAAGTAGTTGCAATAGGTGTGAGTGTGTAGCCTGCCAAAACAGAAGTGAGGCTGTAACATATATTGCAAGCAACCGCACATTGACAGAGACGGATATAAGAGCATTGGAGGCGATGAAGAAATGAGTAAGGTTGTTATGTTGAGCATCCGCCCGAAGTGGTGCGAGAAGATTATCAGCGGTGAGAAAACCGTTGAGGTGCGAAAGACCCGTCCGAAGTTGGAAACGCCGTTTAAGTGCTATATCTACTGCACCAGCGGTAGACCTGACCTGAACATTCCTATTTCACCGGAACGTCTGATGCAGGACTACTTAGATACGGGGTCGATGAAATCACTGAACTGCCCACTTGGAAATGGTAAGGTAATCGGCGAGTTTGTGTGCGACCGGATATTTCCCATCAATGTTTTCGACAATGGTGGCATTCAGAACTGGTTTTTCGAGCACATGGAGCGATCTTGTCTTACATACGAGGAGCTTGCTGACTACATCGGCAACGGGAGAACCGGCTATGGCTGGCACATCTCCGACCTAAAAATCTACGATACGCCGAAGAAACTGAGCGAGTTCAAGGGTCTATGTAAAGTCGAGTCGGATTGCTGTGCCTGTCCTTATTACAACTACAGCAAAATGGACTGTGACGGCCGGACAATCAAGCGCCCGCCTCAGAGCTGGTGCTATGTGGAGGCGACGAAGGATGTATGACCTGAAACCTTGCCCGTTCTGCGGCGGAGAAGCCCGGCTGTTTGTAAATGGCGGGGTAAGAGTAGTTTGCACAAGATGCTATGTGAGCACGATGGTGCTAAAAGACAAGTTGGAATACGACTCCAGCGCCGTAGAATCGTCGGTCAAAGCATGGAACAGGAGGGCAGACAATGGGTGAAAGAAACCTTGT